TTGTTCAGCTGAAAATGTTTGTACTAATGTATCTCCTTCATATACGTCCCAAACAAATGCTCCTACTTTTCCGTTTTCAAACCTTGGTTCTTTTTTTCCCGGAAGTTTACCATAGAATATTGCTAACCCCTTTACTACATTAGGATCAGAATCCATAGAAATACCTCCAGCAACACCTCTTTTATTCCATTTTACATCAAAATCCTCACTTGATAAATCAACTATTGAATTTTTAATATTAGCTACACTTGCATATATTTCATCTGCTTCCATTCTATCTGCAGACGGATCAGCGCTTGTACCATTAAGTACTTTTGTTCTTAACTCAGCATATCTTTTTATTTTGGGTCTATATAAATTTTCAAAATTAACGGTTGGATTTTGCTGTTGTGTAGAACTTAAATTTCTATATAATGCACTCTCTTCTTCGCCAACTTTCATGGCTATAGCCTCATTCTTCTTTTTATTTTCTTCAGCTTTTGCGACCCATGTATTTATAGTATTAACAGTATTACTTACTATTGTATTTGTAAGGTTTCTATAGTATTGCCCCGATTGAGTATCGATAGGTGTTTCTGGATTTGAATATGCTCCCATTTATTTTATTTTTTTAAATTCTACATCTAATAAAGAATAGTTAACTCGGTCATATCCATCGGAGCCTACTATTACAGATTCTTTTGGAACTTCATCAGACATTACACCTTGGTAAATACCTTCTCCGAATTTTTTGTCTTTATATTCAAAATTATATATATTAAGCCCACTATTTGATTTTCCTACTTTAACAATATTCTCTTTTAATCTTCTGTCAGATTCCCAACCATATCTTTTATTTCTAACACCTTTTGAAGGGCTAGCTGTCGGAGCGGCTGTAGAATTATTAGTTGTTGTATTATTAGTTGTTGTATTATCTCCACTTTTTCTACCGGCCGCAACTGATCCAGCTATTGATGATAAACCACCGATCATACCAGTAAGAGCTCCGGTTCTATCCGCTTGAGCTTGCATTTCTTGTCCTTCTGCTCCTGCTAGTTGGCCAGCGACTCTATCTATTCTTCCTTGCTCTCTAGTCTCTTGAGCATTAAACGCAAACATTTTACCTTGAGCTTCGCTTTCCTGTACACGTCGTGCTTCAGCTAATTGAACACCCTGCACTCTTTGTTTCTCTTCCATTTTGGCAAGTTGTAGATTTGCTTCGCCTTGTGCCCTCATTTTCTCATTATTAGCTTCTTGAGATTCAATACTAGCAGATATACCTTGTTTAGCTTTTAATGCCGCTGTAGCTAACGCTGTAGCACCTCCTGCTCCTGCGCCTGTATCTTTCAATGTGTCCAATGTGTTTGCTAATGAAACATCAATTTGCTCTGCCTCAAATTTAGCTGCATTGGTGGCAACCCCTAAATTAGCATAAGGATTACTAAGTGTTCCAGATAAATCTTTAGCTAAACTACTCATATCCTTAGTTGTTTCATAAGGGTTTATAATAGCCTGTCTGCTGCTTTCTAATCTATTAAGTTCTGCTCCCAATCTATCTTTTGCTTCTCTAGCCGATCTTTCTCTTTTTTTCGCAGCCCCCATTCCAATTAATCCTGAAGTTATAGTACCTGCGGCACCTATAACTCCAACTACTACCATACTCATATATTATTCTTTTAATAGTTTATATTCATTATATTCTTTATACGATGTGCATGCTAAAATATCCTCAAGCTCATCCGTATCTGTTATATTATCCGGGTTTGGGTGGACATTTATAAATATTGAATCCTCTTCCGCATATATGATTCTTTTTGTACCTGCCGGAGCGTTTACATAACAAGGGGCTATATATTGATTTGATCCCTCATCTGTTGATACTAGCAATTGACCTTTTAATAAAAACCACGTATGGGAGAATTTATGAAGTTTACCAATAACAACGCTATCTTTCTCCATAAACATCTCCCTTATGTATATACCGTGTGAAAATGAATGCTTTAATGGAAACAAATCTGTATTACCTTTAGCTACATTAGGATCGTTCATTGCTAGCAACGTTTGCTCTAAATGTTCTACCTTATCAATATAGTCTTGGCTAATTATTCTATTCTCAGTTTTTGTTTCTAATTTGTCATTCATTTAATTAAATTTTAGTAAGATGAATCTATGTAATCAGAAGATACCGCAAACAGTGTCCCACTCTTCTGTAATGTTTCATTAGAATAATTCATTCTAACCGTTGCTGTTGTCCCTTTAACTCCTGTCATTGAGTTACCCCATACAACTTCGCTATTTGAAGCAGGTGTAATATTAATAAGATTTGCAAAGTATTTATCTTCTTTTCTCTTGAATGAATTAGTAAATAATTGTAATTCTAAATCAGCAAGAGTCGTTGTATAAGATGCTTTAGATATAGGAACTGAAATATCAGAGTCAGTGTAAAACGATAAAGTTTCCCAACCAGTACTTCCTTCATAATTTATTGTTTTAAAAGTCTTAACTAAAGATACATCAGGGTTAAATATAACCTCAACTGATGAATCATAAGTAACACCATAGAATCTACCCCATCCACTATTACCTGGCGAATAGTGTTTCCATATTTCACCATTTTTAAATGTGTAAAAGTTATTTCTTAAACTTCCACCCCAGTTTGGTTTAAAATCAAAGAAACTTGTCCAACCAGCAACATCTTCATCAAATGTCAATGTCTTATAAGTTCCATCAACAGGTTGCATTGATAACACATATTCTTTATTATGCATGTCCCACATACCCAAGATAAATCCATCATTACCAATTTCAGAAAGATTATCTCTAAAGAAATCACCCATTCCATATTCTGATATTTCAGATATACCGTCTTGTGACAATCTTAATACAACATTTCTGTTTCTATCTACAAAGTACTTACGGAAGCCATAAACAGCAAAACTTTCAGGATTAGTACCAATACCATAGTTACCAGCATAAGCTTGAATCTGGCCAATTACTTGAGCTCCAGATGTTGTCATTGGTTGTCCTTCCGCTGAATAAATAGCATCTTTATCAATTAATGCTTGACTAACTTTAAATTCTTGGAATACAATTAAGTTTGTATCTTCTGAATATAATTTTTGAATAGAACCATTTGCTGGATCTAAACTTCTTGTTATATCTTCACCAACTGAAAATTCATTTGTTTTATTAACTCCTGTTCTAGAATTAAATACTCCAGAATATATCAAAGAATTTTGTCTATGCTGTTGTAGAATATTATCCTCCACAATATAAGCTTTAACTCCAAGATCGACATTTGTATTATTATATCCACCTCGTATTCTAGCTTCTTCAATAAACCAATCAGTCGGACCATCTGCATAAGCATTTGGTATATAAGTAAAATCAGTTAATGGACCAAAAAGTAGACCTACGCCATCTGCTACAGTTACAGGCTCACTTAATATAAATTGAGTAGGACTTATTACTTTATATACGGAAGGATTTGGGGTAGGCGCACCGGTCCAACTAACATTTTGTCCAACTCTAATTTCATTATTGGAAGATGTTATATTTATAGTAGCATTATTAGAAACATTACCCTCTACTTCTGCACCTGTATTTTCTACTTCCACTATTGTGTCTAACTTCTTTAACCAAAAGGAGTTAAAGTATTTTAATTCTAATATTGCTGCCATACTTTATAATCACGTTTTTTTTATGGTTTTTAATTTAATTATAGTATTATATATTATGGAATTGGTGGTTCTGTATATAATACATTATAACTATAGTTTGTAATAATCATAGGTGCTGTATTAGCGGTATTTTGCCCTATCCATGCCGTTTGTATATTTGGAGCTGGAGTAGGCTGATTTACAACTTCACCTTCACCATTAATAAACGCACAATAATATGGGAATTCACTATATTTAAGAGCTCCTCCTACAAATTCCGCTCCGTCTGGATTATAATTTTTTGATGTTATAAAATTATAATATCTATTTGCAACCGGTGGAATCCATTTTTGTGTAAAATTAGAATCCGTATAGAATCTTTTTATTTCTGTTCCTTCTTCCGTATTAGCGTATAATCTACCTGTTAAACTATTGCCTTCAGTAATTAATTGTAAGTTTTTACCAATCAAACTCATATTGCCACTAATCCAAGGGTTGGCTAACTGTATTGTTATTTCAGCGGCATTTAATGGGTTAACATATACCACATCGCCAAACCCAAGTGGAGGAAACCCTCCAGGCTCAGTAATATATGCGGTAAGACCCGGTACCGCTTGTTGATTAATTGTGCTTAATGTGACTACAATTAATGTATCTCCATTGTCAACATCACCTAAGGCTATTGCATTTGTTGGTGAACTATAATAAATACCTCTAGTTGCATCAGGCGCAGTGTAAGGCACACCTGATGGATAGCCTATTGGATCTGGAACAATTTCTTCCACCCCTGTATAATATTCATATTCATTTGTAACTGGTGGATTTGTTGGGGGTGAAAATGGATATGTTTGGTTATAGGAGTAGTTAGCATCATTACCATATATTGTAACATACGGTCCAGTGCCATAACCATTATTAAATTCACTTATTAACCTAACTCCAACTGCGTATTCGTAGTCATTTTCATCTTCTTCTGCTTCTTCTGCTTGAATTGTAAAAGTGGTCGTTAATGATTTTGGTTGACCATAAGTTATTGTTCCCATATCATCAAAAGTAGAAACTATTAAAGGTCCAATTTCATAGACAGGAGAAATACCATAATTATTTTCATTATTTATTAATACCCAAACTCCTGGTGTAGCTTCGTTATATATTCTTTTATATAAATATATTTGAGCTCTACCTTTAGCAGAAGCAAATCCTGCTGGTCCATCTGGACATATTGGAAGAGCGAAGACATCTAGTTTAACTGAAAATCTATACTCACCTTCAAATAATCCTTCCGCCTCAATTTCACCATACCCATAATCCTGTGCATTCTCAACTTCTACGTTTTCAATAATATCATAAGTACCACTAAAGCCAGGTATAGTAGGCAAGTACGCACTTGTCAGATTTTCTTTTTTGCCTATGTAAACCATACCAGCGTCATTTGCAGATGAAGTACCACAAATACCATTTGATTGTATAGGTTGACTTGTATAATTAGGTCTTAACCAATAAGGTACAGGTGAATCCCCTACGTTTATAATTAACTCAATAAGAGCAAATTTTGTACCAAAATTAGTTCCTTCAACAGGTAAAATTGCACCAGTAGATGTATTAACAGCGTCTTGTACTTTTATTACCAAATTATATATACCTAATGGTATTTGATCGTCATCTAATTTTAATACCCCAGTATATTCCCCTATTTGAAAATAAGAACTAGGATTACCACTATATATACTCCATTTTAACCCAGTCTCAGATAATAAAAACGAACCATTATTTGCTTCTAAAGTTACAAAGTCTGTTGTGTTTTGTGTTATATTATAATTTGTTACTGAAGTAGTTATAATTGGAGTGTTATTGCTTAATCTGCCATTTATAGTTAATGTTGATGAAATAGGTTGGTCTGGAATAGAAATATCAACTACATTAAATGTAAAAGTATATGATTCCTTTATAGCAGCATTGTTATTAAATACAAATGTAGATGTTGGCGTTATAAACAATCTATATAAATCATTCGTACCATCATTAGTTGCTTCTATTCCAAAATCGCCTAATCTACTAACACCACTTCCATCAAAAATTGTATCAATAGTAACTGTTGTATTCGGTAAGATAATTCCGTTTTGATTTAAAACATAGAATTCATCGGTTATGTATTTTGAGTCTTCAGCTCCTTTTACATCTCCACTTCCATTTGGATCTTGCCATTCAAAATGGGTATAATTAACATTACCAAAACTTACGGGACCATTAAACCCTGTTAATACATCTGCATTCAAATCAGATATTAAACCGGTTGTAGCGGTTTCCCAAAATAATTCTAATAAACTTTGTTCAGCTCTTGTTTCATATACACTTAAGAAAGGTATCATTTCAGAAGCAACAACTCCAATTTGATTAACCGTAGAAACTCTACCTATTAAAGGTTTGGTTTGTAGTTGATAAAAATTTAATCCAGCAGTTCCACTTAAATTATCTTCAGAACTATCTAAAAAATTAAATTCATCCGCCGATGCAATAGATATAACCGTATCTGCCTTTCTTGTTGGAAAATACTGTACATTCTCTGCTCTCGTTATTATAAAATGAGTATATTGTATAGGTGCCGTTGACCCACCTAATACCCAGTTAGGTGATGATATTGTTATAGTTCCAGTAGTTCCAGAAACAACATTATTAACAACAACTGTATTACCTAACCATCTATATGGATTAGGCATAGTACCTCCTGTGGCGGATGGATCTGTATTTGTGACAGGAGTATTTGCTTCAACGCATTGAATTCCGTCTCCTGGTTTTATTAATACCCAATCTTCATTTAAGCCTGGTCCAACAGTATAATTTATTACTGTTACTTTAGCAGAATAATCAGGATCATCACCTATTATTTCTAATGTAGCCTTAGTATTTTCTACTCTACCATATAATTGTACGCTACTTCTATATTGTTTTTGGTCAGGACCAACTTCTGACAAATCTCTTGGTACTTTATTAATATTATCATTAATTAATACAATGTGAGATGTATTACCCGTTTCACTAACAGGAAACTGTGTAGTATTTATACCGTTTTGTAATGTAGACGTAGCTGTTGGGCCAACACCTGAATAAACAACTTGTGACCCAGAAGTTTGGTTTTTAGGATAGCCATTTAACATTCCTGGAAGGTATACGTTGTAATAATCCTGTTCCTGTTGTTTAACAACTATTTTATATGAGTACCATCCAATAGGATTGTATTTATAAGAAAATTTAATATCTTTAACACCTCCTTCTTGATCAACATGTAAATATATATCATTGACTCTACCGCTTGTAGTTATTGTATAAGAGCCTGAATAAGGAGTCGTTGGAGTTGGTGACACACTAATTACTTTTACATAATCTGTATAAAACCCTCTCATTATATCTCCTGGAAGAGGTATAATATTTGCTGCTCCTCCAGGCACTGGTGGATCTAAAGTGAAAGTATATGTTGTATCAGTTATTGTTGAAGTGGTAATTGCAAACCCTGAATTTGAAGTAGGTATTGCATATAACCCCGGTTGACCAGAAGGTATATTTCTTTCTTGATCTATTGGGCTATTCAAATATAATATTAAAGCATCTCCAAACCAGTCGCGTACATTTTCAAATAAAATAGAATTTTCGTAACTTGAATAAATTGTTGATCCTTTTGCGAATTCACCACCACCTATGTTAAGTCCAGTCAAATCACTTGAAGATAAAATAACTGGTGATTGTCTACCAAATTTATCAGATATTACAAAACCTACTTGGTAATTTCTATTCTTTTTTAATGTATGATTTGGATATTCTATAAAGTTTGTTCCGTTTGTTGATTTTGGTTGCACGGATATATAATAATTTATAGAGGACAATGAAGTATATTTATCATAGTAATTCCCATAAATTATTCTATTACCAGCTGACTCTTGAGATTTTGCTCTTACCGGCACTTTGTCATATACTCTTACTGTTTGGTCTTCTGGTAATGTTTTATATGGCTTTTGCGACTGGTATGGTTGTATATAATAATTATTATTAGTATTTAAAGTGGTATTTATAGCGCTTATTGGCAATGTTTCAAAAACTTTTACTGCCGTAGAATCTGATTCTTTGTATAAAATATCAATCTCAGATACCTTGTAACTATTATTAAGATTACCTATTTTGTCAGGAAACGGGATCACTAGTTCAATGTTATTTACATTATTTTCAAACCAGTTTAACACAGTACTTCTATAAGCATCCGTTTCATTACCTGCAATAAAATATCCTTTCTGTTTAGGTATATATGCTATTTGTGTAAATGGAGCCATTAACGAATATTCGTTGTCATCATATTTAAAACGATAACTAAAACGAACATATTTATCTTCTAAGAAGGCGGGATCACCAGGCCATGTAGGCACAGATGATTTGTCGGACATGGTTGAAATTAAAAAAGTTAATTGAGCACCACTTACCACTGTTATAGGAAGGTTTTCATAAAAAGTTATAGTTGTACCAGTGACATCAACAACAGTACAAAAATCTGAACCAGATATTCCGTCTGTTATTAATGTCATTCCAGGAACTATAGAAATATTTTCTGTTTCAATTTCAATTACATTACCAACTGAATCCGCATCTGCAATAGCTGTTGCTTTTCTATATAATAGTATTGGATCAATAGGAGCATATTTTGCTACAGATATTTGCGTTTCATTTGTGTAATAATTTATGCTTGTTAGAGCATTTGCAACATTTATTTTTCTAGGTTGATTTCTATTATCAGTCCAGAATAATAAACCCTCTACTAAATTAACTCCTGTTATTTTAAATTCTTTATTTTTTGCAAAATTTAAGAATGTACCTTCTACTAATGTAATATATGTTTCAGGTGAATCAAAATCATATACAGCAATTTTCATTTTCCATTCTGTTATACCACTTGGAAAAGGAGCGTCTTCTGGAAAAGTTATTAGATTTGGATTTGGGTCCGTATAGTTTGTTAAAAATTGAAACATACGGTTATTTTGATTATCCATAAACGTACCGATACACTCTAATCCTGGTATATAATTAGGATTAGGTGTAGTAGTGCCTGGTAAAAATTCGTTGTTATCAGTTAAAGTAAGTAAATTATTACCTAAAACATTCTTTAATGCTCCAATGTCATCTGTCTCAGATTTACCAACCGAAATATTATTTGCATATCTATATTCTCCATTAGGGATAAGTCTATCGTCTAAGTCTTGATTCATCTTAGACTTCAGGAAACTATTTTTTACTTCTGCCATTTAATTTTAGTGTTTAATCCATTTTGATTTTCCTCTCATAACCTGTGTAAACTCTTCTAATTTAATATTAGATAATCTAATCTTAGCATTTCTTAATTTAGCACTTCTTTCTCTTTTAAGACGTTGTACTAAATATTCAGGTTGATTTGATCTTGTAGATATTATTGAATGCAATATATGTGCATACATTGCTTCTTCTGCCATCTTAGGTATCTTACTATCTAATTCGTAAGCTAAACCGTCGGATATGTATTCAAATACAATTAACATACCAACTAAATTACTTGAGAATGATATTTTACCCTCTCTGTCATTTATTGTAAATGTGCCGTTGTAGTTTGCGTATTGTGGGTCCATACCATATCGTCTACCGTAGTAACCATAATCATAACCATTGTTCCATCCATTACCAAATCCATCGTTATTACCAACTCCATTAATATAGTTTAGTAATTTACCATTGTTCATTTTCTTCCATCTCTCTTCAGTTATTGAAGAGCCCTCTAAGTTATCATCATAACTACTTTGTATTGGTTGACCTATATTATCTTGTAATGGTGTTTCTGAAGGATCTATTGTTAACGATGTTGGATAAATAGGATGCTTAATCCCTTGATTATCTATCCAGGACATTTTAACATAGTTTACATAATCTTGTGGTAATATGATACTTAAGCTTGGAGGTATTGTAAGTTCCTGAGATTTTACGCTTTTTAGTACATCGTAGCTAAATTCTTGCAGCCCACGTTTTGCGTGAAATAATACATCAGTTCTTTTAACATCTGATATAAGCTTACCAGAACCCACGTAAGCGACAATAAAGTTATTTATGACATCATCTAAGGTAATATAAGAATAACCTCCGTAATTGTTCTCTACGGCATTCCCATAAGCGTCGTAGTCTCCATAATTACCACCTTCAACTGATTTAAGTTGAACAACTACTACATGACCATACGGAACAGCTGTATCAAATGTTATTGTGTTTTTTAATAACCTATACTCTAATAAATATTCTACAAAGTCAATACCGTTTGTACTTGTATATAATTTAAAATTATTTAAAGCATAACCAGCATCATCTTGATCCCAGCTACCTAAAAATAATTCAGTGTCAAAAGTGAATGTAAATTCCGTTTGTCCACCTAAATCTTCTACTTGGAAACCTTGCGCTCCAGCATAATATTGTCTATTTGTTTCGGTAATTAAACCACCATCTGGAAATGCCATATTTTATTATGATTTTGAATTTATGTTTTCGTTTTGTATTTGCTGTGCTGCAACTTGAATTATTTGTGGATCTTTAATAACAACACCTGAATATAACAATATTTTTGTTATAACATTTGTTTGTTCAGAAACCATTAATTCAAATTGTTGCGAAGTATTAGGGCTATACGAATATGTATAATAAGGAGCAGTTGCTGTAAAGTTCCATATAACATCTTTTGGTTTACGTACAAATGAAGCAGTTACACCTGTTGTTATTGTATTTGGATATACGTATAGTTTTTCTTCTTCGTATATATATAGTGGGTATTTTTTTGTCGGTTTTGTTAAAGGTGATTTATTTATATATAACAAATTGTTTCGTTGCACTCTCTGCATCTCAATTGTATCGTCATATATCACAGTACCTAATCTGTAAAAGTCATTAGCAGTAACCGTAACAAGCACACTAAAAGCGGTTGTTGGTATAGAACTTAATATTATATTGTTATTTGCTGTAGAATACGCAGATGGATTTTGTAAAACTCCTCCAAAATAAACTTTCATCAAACCATTTTGTATTGTTGCTTGATTTAATTGATTACCAAGCGGATATTCAGATTGACCATTAACCGTAGTAAAGCTATAAGAATATACAGCCATGCCTGACGACGTCGGTAATTCCCATTCGCTATTACCTACATAAGTACAATTACCTATAGTTTTAAATACAGCTAATTGCTCATCTAAATTTTTAATCCTATCAGCATATTCACTGTCATTATCCGGTACTCTTAATTGTTGATTAAGATTATTAAAATAATCCTCGAATATTTCAAGTTGAACTTGAGTTGCTATTTTATTAAACTCATCAGGAGTCATGTAACCACGTTGCTCTTTGTTAAGTATTAATAAAACGGTTTTGTAAACTGTATCTACGTTTATTGCCATTTTGCTTATTTTATTATAATATATAAGCGGTAACCGTTAAGCCACCGCTCTATATATTAATATTACGTGTTAATCTATTTTTTTCTCTATAGACCTAAAAACTTCTATACCTTCATCTGTTTTGAAGAATGCTGCCATAGCTGAGTATGGGTTTTCATCAAATGGTACAGTCATTAATTTTCTATTGTTCGATGTCCATAAGAATGTGCGTTGATCTTGTGATAAAGTTACGATACCCGCTTCAACAGCCCTAATAGCTACATTTCTAAGCTGTACGTTTTCATCATTTGCTAAATCAATAAATAAATCTGGATTGTTTCTAGCAAATAACATTAAGTCTCTTTTAATTTCTTTAGAAGTCATTTTAGAAACTTTAGATCCAATCTCAACCCTTAATATTGCTTCAGCTTGATCAATATCCATTTCTCTTGCTGCATTCATTGCATCTAATTGTATATCCATATCATCTAAATCATCTCCAGCAGTAATAACAGGATCAAACTCTCTGTATTTCTTGTTTAAGTCTGGGTGATATAATGATAATAGTTTTTGTAAGTTTTGTTTTTCTTTTGGTACAAATAAAGTACCGTTTTTAAATATGATATGTCCCAAGGTTGATTCTCCTTTTTGATCTTCTACAAAAACAGAGTTTTGGTTCGTAGCATATCTTAATTCTTTTTGATCACCATTATCTTTGTCAAACCATAATAAAGGAAATCTACTTGTATGTCTTGAAGAAATAGTATATGTTAAAGGGGAGTGTGGTCCCGCTAAAATATATGTTCTATCTTTAATTTCCCATTTAGGGGCTGAAGGTTGCGGTTTTGTTTTAGCAACTGGTTCTTCAATATAGGTTTCTTCAACACTTTGTTCAAATTGTTCAAATGTATTTTCTGGTTCAACGTATGTACTTGGTTGAATAGTTTTTGCTTTAGCAGCAGTTTTAGCTTGTGCCATGATAAAATATTATATAATTAATTATTGTTTATTAAAAGAGTAAAAATTACCCCCGTAGATTCAACGAGGGTAAAATTTACAATTATTTATGCTTATGCTGAAGCAGTGAATAACACGAAGTTATTAGCACCTTGCACACATAAACATCTTTCAGATAAGAAGTGTACCTCCATTGCATCTAAGTCAGATGTGTAAGCACCTCCAACAGATCCAGTGATCCAAGATTTCATTCTACGGTCATCAGCTTGTGCAGCTCTATAACGAACGTGTAAGAATGGTCTGCGGATGTTAGTTCCTAAAATTTGATCGTAAACTGTAGAAGTTCCAGCAGGAATTAATACACCTTCGATTGAACTACCAACACCTGTCATTGCTCCACGAGTTGAAGCATCGTTTAAGTATTTCCAGTCAGTTTTGTAGAAGTCATAAGAACCTCTTCTGAATCCAGAGAAACCTAAGTTTAATGCCATCTCAGATGAGTTTTCAAATAAACCGTAAGCAACCCCACCTGCTGAACCAGCAGATAAACCAGCTAACATATCATCAAAATCTAAAGATAATTGACGATTTAAGAATAACATATTCTCTTCAATCGCTCCTTGAGTATCTAAGTTTTTCAAGATATTATCGAAAGAACCTAAACCACCAACTGGACTAAAGTTATTTAAGATATTTCCTCTGTCTTCAACAGCAGCAAATAAACCTTGTGTACCTTTTTTACCAGCGGCTAATGCAGCAGATCCTGCAGCAGCTAATTCACCCTCTACAACTGTCATTTCTAAATAGTCTTCAAAACGTAATCTTGTTTCAGATTCAGCTTTTAAGTACCAGTAGTAACCATCAGCTCCATCTTCAGTAGCAATTTCTACCCATCCGATTTGTGCAGTATCAGATCCATTAACAGCATATTTGTTACGGATAATTACTGGAGAGTTATTAAACTGAGTAAATGAAGGCTCAATACTAGTGTAGTCATCACCTGTTAAAGTAGAACCTTTTTTGTATTCAGAACCATAAACGAAGATTTTTAAATTATCGTCGGTATCAGAAAATCCAGCAGCAGCTAAAGAAACGGCAGTATAAGGAGCAACAGTTAATGCTCCATTTGCAGCGTTAGAAGAAGTATCATTCGCTCCAGAAGTAATAACAATAGCTTTAACCTCTAATCCTGTTGCAGGATTCATAATAACAATCGTTTGGTTTTTTGAAATAACGTTAGCTACATAATTAGCAGGGCTTACTCCAGGCGTTGCTACAGTAGATTCAATCTCTAATGTATTACCTACAGCGCTTTTTACGTTAACTCCAGTATATGCAACGTGTAATCTGTTTTGTTCAGACCAGATAACTTGGTCAGAAGACATTGGCATTTCAGCGCCAACCATACGCAAGAAACCAGATAATGTTCTGTTTCCATAACGCTCTACCTCAGCTTCGTAAACTTCTGGTAAATATTGTTGTGCAAATGATACGAAATCCGCATTACTTGGATCCGTAAAGTTTAAATAATTTGTGTCTAAAGCTTGTTGCTTTTGTGACGGCTTAATCGAACCGAAGTTCGGGGTAACATTTACTGTTGCCATAATGTGTTTGTTTTAGTTTAAAATTTACTCTTAATTCTTAATTTTGAAGAATCAACACCATTGATAGCTCTTACTTTAAAACCATTCACGTTAATTTCACCAGCAGATGTTTGTCTAGGTTCTGTTGAAATATTGTTTGATTTGGCTAACATCTCTTTAATAGCGTCAGCTTTACCTTGTTCGTAAAAATGGTTTGCAATACTGTCAGTGTTTTCAGCAGCATACATTGCTTTATGATACCCAGTCATATCTGTTACTTCACCTTTTTCATTTAAGAACTTCTTAAGTAGGTTAGTAATGTTTGATTGTTTATCCGCAACAGCGTCAGTATTTTGTAGATTAAACCTGAATGTTTTTCCACCCGCGTTGAAATCAAAACCTTTGAAATCCTGTGTAAAAAACTTTTTGGTATTATCTTTAAATGCTGAATGCATTTGCTCAACTGATTGTTGATCTTCTTTGTATCGATTGAAAAAATCAATTGCTTTTTGTTGATCTGGGTTTACATTAGACTTTAATTTAATTTCATCATAATATTTACTCTTAAGATCCTCTAGAAAGCTTTTGGCTTTACCAACCTCTTCTTTGAAAGCGATACGTTTCTTTTTAATTTCTCGCTCGTCATCCTCATCTTCATCATACGAGAATGTTTCTTCCATGTGAAAGTCAATCTCATCTAAATCTAAATGCGGTTTTGTTTTCTTGTAATATTCTTTTAATAGAACTTCTGGATTCAATTTAGAATAATCCGTATTTAAACGAGTATAATCTTCAATGTCTCCTCCTGTTTCTTCCATAAAAGTAATTAACTTTTCAATATTCTCCGGCAATGGTTTACCTGATACTTTAAAATCATTAATTGCTTTATCAGCTTCCGCCTCAAGTTCTTTTGCTTCTTCAGTAGTTTCTGTAATATTAACTACAACTACTTCTTTCTCATCAACCGGTTCGGTAATGATTTTTTGTTCGGAGTTTCCTTCGACCACTTCTTGCAATCCCATTTCGGGTTGTCCTGGCTGTAACACGCCTTCATCTGTTGTTTGCTCTTGAACGGCATCTTCTACGGGTTTATTTGTTAAATCTACTTTTGCAACAGACTGAGCTGATACATGTTTAATAGTAGGAACTTTAGCTTTTTTAATTTTAAAGTCTCCTTCTTGTTTAATTTGTTCTGACATGATAAAATATTATATAATTAGTTGTGTTGTTCTATTTAGGAGAGAACTGCTCCAAACCAAATCCCCCAAGATTGTCAAATCCTGCTGATTCAAAATCTTTTGGTAATGTGTTGTTTTGTCTTTGTTCAATCAATTCAGATTGTTGTGTGGCTTGCAACTTTGTTCTTTGATCTTTACGATCTTCCATTTTATTAAGTTTTTCTTGTGCTTGAGCAACCTGCATTTCTGCTAATTGCATTTGATAACTAAATTCTTCTGCCATCAATTGTTTCTTTATCAATGCTTCCTGCTGCATCTTTTGAATCTCAAATTGTAACTTAGATTTTTCTAATTGAATCTTTTGTTCCGTAATTGCTTGTTGCTTTTGTACTTCAGACATCGCCGTTTTTTCTGCTAATTCCGCATTCGCTTGTGCTTGTGCTTGTATATTAGCTTGTTGATTGGCTTGATCTCTTTCCATCTTTTTCTTTCTCTTGTATTTAAGAGATTGATTAGCTAACTTAATATTTTTAATTTGCCTTAAGTCAATAGCGTCTTCAAGGTCAATACCTCCTGACTGTAAAGCAACTTGTATATTTTGTTCTAGTTGTGCTTGTTCTTCTTCATCTGGTTCTAATTCTAAGAAAATACCAAAATCATGTAGGTTCAAGTTTTGTAATTCCTTTAATGTTTCTACCGATGATACCGATATACTTTGCATTAATGAACTTGCTGTTAATGGGAAGTTTAATGAATCAGCAACTCTTCTTGAAATATTTTCACATATACGCAAAGTTAAATATAAACTAGATTGTAATATGTGTCTTGTTGCTGTATTTGAATTTGCAGCTGCCATTTTTTGTAAACCAACTAAAGCATCTCTATCTGGTGTACTAGCATCTCTAGCTTCATTCAATCCGGTTACATCACGTATCATTTGTAAGTAATATTGATATGTTTGTATCAATGATTGTATCTTACCACTACCAGATGAAGTTTGTAATTCTTGTATTGGAATTTTAGCTCTGTTCATATCTCCATCTTGTGTCATTGATCTACCAACGATACTACCTGTTTGGAAATACATATTTAATGCTTCTGCTGGATTATAATTTGTACCATTACCTAAATCAACTTCAGCTAGACCATCAACATCAACAAATACTCCATCCGGAACTAATCTGGCTAATACTTGTTGTATTTTTAAATGCGTTAGCTGGATCATATCTGCAAAGCCTGTTATACGGCTTACTAATGATTCAATTCTTCCTTTATACATTCTTGGTGCACAAATAGCATAATTCATTTGTACTCTTGTTGTATCAGCAAATGGTCTTGTCATATTTTCTGCTAGTTTCCATTCTAACATTTTTTCGTGACCTAATATCTTTGCTCCTGAATATAAAACTTCAATACTTCTTGATACTTTGCTAAATGTATCGCTTTCTGGTGGATTAAAATCATCCGTTTTTTCTAATGCTTTTTCTAAACCAACATCTGTTTGTTTAATTTTAAATACTTGATTAGAAAATGTTTTGTATTCAAAATACAATACCTGTACATTAGAAGTGTCATAATCTTGTCCGTAATAGTTACGTGTATAATTTACATCACCTGGATATTTTTCAATCTCTTCTAAATCAGCTTTTGTTAAATGTGGAAATTGCATTTTAACCTCTTCTAACGTAACAGATCTAACTTCACCAACATAATATATATCCTCAAAGTTGGGATCCTCTGTGTAAGAATAAACAAGGTTAGCAGGATCAACATAATCTATTGTTACTCCCTCTGCTTTGTTCCAATTTGTTTTTGTTGCTGCAATACCCAAAACAACTAAATCGTAATTTAATCTTTTGTTTATTAACGGATATTTATTGTTATCTAATATTTGACTTATTACTTCTTCTTCAGCTATTTCAATTTCTTGCTTATAACTTAATTGAAGTCTAATTTCTAATTCTTCTTTATCTTCTGGTAAATTAGCAGGATCCATAGTGTTATATAGATTTGCCCCTAATGTTCCTTGTATTTCATTTAAAAGATCTTTAGCCATCATATCTTCCAATATTGCGGAAGCATAATTTGTTTTCTTTTTAATTGAATCGGGATCTTGTGCGTATGCTTTAATATCGTAGTTCTTGCTAGATATACCGTTAACAACAATGTCAACAAACTTAGGTATAACAGGTACAGGTTTCCAGTCAAGGTTCAAATAAGATAGATCACCATTGATTGATAATTCATCTTTATACTTTTGAACTGATTGTTCTCCTCTAGCATATAATCTTAATCTGTGGAAGTTCTGCCAGTTGGATCCCCATCTGTTTCCAGCACCACCAACTCTATCACCCCTAAACCATTCGTTTTCAATAGCTCTACCTACTTTAGCTCCGTACTCGTAGCTTTGTTTCTCTGAATCTGGTACTACCTGACTAGGAAAAGAACTATTATTATTAGTATAAACCATCTATTATATTATTTTTGAACTAAAACCTTCGTTATTATATTTTTTAAAACCTAAAGACACGGTCTCTTTTGGAGCGTGAAATACAGGTGTGTAAGCGTTTTTGTTGCAAGCCATTATAGCTAAACCTGAACTAATAGTAGCATCATGCTTAGTTCTATTATTTATATTAAATCTAGACCAGTCATTCAAAGTTTTTTGAAAATACATATCACCGTAACCTCTTTCTAATAAACCCACATATTTGTCGATGTAGGATTCAATAGCTGCTGCATGAGCTTGTAACATATCTTGTGAAGCTGAAGGTATACCACCAATTTCTTTTTCTGCTGGTGATAACTTATTCCATATCTTATCCGGTCTGTTCATTGAATAACCTCTATATCCTCTTCTTTTTAAGTAGTAAAGCAATCTAGGTTTGTTATTCTCTGCTAATATTGGCATTCCATAAAATACCAAAGCCATTAAAACATCTTCAAAGAATATCTCAGCTGTTTGAGGCCTAGCTATATATTCTAAAAAGAAATGACTAGGTGGAACATCTTCCATTGAAAACTTTGTTAATCCGTGTAAAGCTCCTTTAGAGCCTCTACTTTCATCAACTGTTCCTGATATATCGTAACTATCACAACCAAAAGCACCGCAATGTTCGTTACCTGGGTATTTAACCCCATTCTTTATAATCACACGATTTTGAAGATTTAGCGGAGGAATCCAAGAAATTAAAAATCTACCGTCTTTATTTGGTACAAACATCACTTTGCTGTCTTGCACACCGTTCTCCCATTGAAAACTTCCTTGGGTTAAAACATTTGAGTTTCTTAAATCATCATTATAATCTATTTGTTCGTATATTTTTGAAAGATTAAATAAAGATTGCTTTGCTTCATCTCTAAAAGCATGTTGCTCGGTTCTTGGAAACTGTCTGTAGTATTCGTTTAATGCATCTTGATCTGATTTTAAACCATCAACTTCATTTTGCCAATGCTCAATAACCCCATAATCAATCCACATATCATCTGCTCCTTTAATAGGCTGCTCTGGAGTTAAGAAAACAGGCATACCAAACTTATCTATAAAACCTTCAAAGTTCCATTCCATTGGTATAAATAAAGAATATAATCCAGAACTTGTTTGACCATTACGGTTACGCTTAGTTACATCTGAACTATAATATAATTTCTTAAAGTTTTCTCCTCCTTTATCTAAAGCGTTAGAAGTAGATCCCATCATACATTTACCTACGATCTTACTACCTAATCTAACACACGTTTTTGTAACTCGCCAGTTATTTAGAATGTTATCCGGTTTTTCCCATTTACCACTTTCATCATGAACTAATAATCTTAACTTTTCACCATCATAGCTATTGTCTCCAGTATTCTTCCAGTCAATCGTAGTATCTAATCCTTCAAGCTCTTCTAATTGCTCTTGAGCATCTAATTTTCTTCTTGTTAATTTTGATGCAGGTATTCTATAAGCTAATTCAGTTTTCGGACGGTCCATACCATCTTGAATTGGTTTAAAGAAAAAAGGATAGTTTATTGATATAGGTACAACCTTATCCGTAAACATTTTCTTTGCATCGGCTCCTGACTTCGATAGTATTCCATATCTTGTGTCAGAACTTAATGTAGCTTGGTTAACTAATTCAGCAGAAGACATAAATGAAAATCCTGAACGTCTATTCTTTAAATAGCACATACCATAACATCTATTATCTGCTTTACAAGCTTCCCAAAATATAAAGAACACTCTGTTAGATTCACGAAAATCCGGAGCACCAACGTCAATCTTGCTCCATTGTAAATACATATAATGTGTACCAGTTATATAAGTAGGTACGCCATTGTTGTAAAAAGAAAAACCTTCTTCTCTGTATTTGAATTCTGCATCAATAAAGTCATACCAATTTTCTTTAAATTTATCTGGATATTTATTCCAGTCAAATACGCTTTTGATACGCTCAAGCTCTTTTGGATATTTAGCTTGTTCCCAATATTGTTCTTCCTTCTTATTAGATCTTTTGTAAGCGTTTTCAATATAAGGTAATGCAATCTTTAAATTTTGTATTTCTACAATTTCTCCAATCTTACCTGTTTTGCTTATAACAATTACATCATGATCTTTATTATATCCGTATTCCCACTTCTTGCTTTTATTAAGCCTACTTATAATAGTTGGTTTAATATAGTCAGTTAATGTGGTTATTAAATTTTGTTCGTACATTATTTAGATCTCCCTTCCGCAAACCCTTTAAAAACTTTGCTTGCTTTTTCGCTCGCATCTTGAGCATCTAATTTTTGTCTTTCTTCTTCAATACGACTAAGTATCTCGAATGCATCGAAGATAGCTAACTTTTTTGTTGCTGCGGCATTTTTTAATTTATCTGCGGCTAAGTCATCTTCCCCATTATCTAAGATAGCTTCTTCAGCAACCTTAATTAACTCCAATACCGCTTTGTGTCCAGCTTGGATTATATTCTGCTTCGTCTCCTCTATATTCATATTTAATTACAATATCATTTGATTTCATACAGTATAATCGTTTACCTTCTATAATAAATTCAAATTCCCCGTATGGTTTATATCCTACTAAGTCACCTGGTACTATTTTCACTTCATTTAAGGAGCTATTACCATATTTTAGTATTCCAATAAGTCTTTGCTCTTTTTCTAAGCTAAAACTGTTATTATTTTTTATTGGTTGTATAAAGCAACGGTCGCCAAAAGCTTTCCAATTACCAACATCACCATATAAATATATCTGATCAAAATCTACAAAATACTTGTCTTCGTCAAAGTATGATCTACTGTTCTTTGGTTTACCCTTTATATCATAAAATCTTCTAAAAACATTATGATGTATTATTACTTTGTCTCCAACTTTAATATCAGTTGTTCCAAATAAGGGTACAGCTAAAACTTCAGCCATATTATTAACAGCTTTAAAAGATTCAATCGATGTGTTAACAACTAAATCTTTATCACCAACTTTAACTGTATTGTCGTATCTGTTACCTACAGGTTTAACAATAAAGCTAAATGCACTTCTCATTAGTATTCTAAATCATATTCCACTGAAATAGCCATGTGACTGTTAAATTTCTTCCACGGCATAACCTCATCGCTTTTCTTTATATAAATATTGTATGAATTATCCGCTTCCTCAAATAGTATATGGGAGATTTTATGTCCCCCGTATACTTCTTGATGTACTGAATAGTGCATTGCTTCATTCTTATAGTCAGCCCCAATACTTATTTTTCTAATGACATTAGCCATTACTTTCTTCCTTTTCGATTTCAGTATAACTACCGTCTTCTAGGTTAATATTAATAGCACCATATTCAGATTCCAATTCTGATTTAAAATCCTCAACTTCTTTGTTGACTTCAGCAACCTGATGTAATAACGAATGCTTTTGTGTTTCTAGAACACCAATGTTCGTTAACAATACGTTTAAGTCTTTTTGTTGAGCAACGATTTTTTCTAATTGATCTTTCTTAATAGTTTTTGTTTCCACTTTTTTCATTTTACTTGATTTAATTGTTAATAATTAGTAGCAACGTACTGGAGTCGAACCAGTTTAAGCGGGCTTATGAGACCCGTGAGATACCTTACCTCCCACCTGCTATCAGTTTATTTTTTAAATAATCTATTATATAAACTTTGTTTTTTTATTGGCACTTCTAAAACAACACTTCCAGGAAACTTATAATTGTTCCCTGGTTGCATTACTTTTTTATTACCTTTATTGTCTATGCCTAATACTGGAAAATCTACATCTTCCATTGTTATATCTCCGCTTGGTATAATGTTGTATGCTCTGTTTTTATCAGGACTATTTCTTTTATAACCTTTTGTAGATATATTTTTCATTTAGCAAGACTTCTTTTTTAATTTACTCATTTGCATAGCTGGAGATTTTCTGTTAGATTTTGTGTCCATTTTGCCTTTTTGCGGTCCTGTTGGCCCTTCTCTCTTAATTCTACCTCTATCTCCGGCTAAACTGGTACCCTCTGCTTTTCTTTGGCTTGGAGTCATATCTTTCAATCTTTTTTGTTCTCTTTCTTTGGCCTTAGGATCAATGTACTGTTTCATTGGCGTTTTTGACGCTTTTGGTTTTGCAGTTGTAGAAGTCATTGCTGGTTTTTTAAATGCACCTTTTGACATTTGTTTAGCAGGCGTTTCAGAAACTTTAGCTCTAGTTGCATTTATTAAAGCTTGTTTTTGTTTCTCACTTAATTTTTCAGTAGGCGTTCCTCCTCCAAAAGCATTAAGTACTTCTGTTTTATTAGATCTTTGCGTATCTGTAATTAATTTTGCTCTGTCATATTCAGCTTTTAATTTTTTTCTAGCATTAGGGTGTGTACCTTTAGATTCCGCTATTACTTTTCCAGCTCCATCTATAATTCTATCGTTTTGACCCTCACCTCCAGGTAAATATTTTTTTTCATAAGCGTTTGGCTTAAGTTCGTTTGTAGCAAAGTTTCTTGTCATTCCTGCTTCTTTGTCTCTTTTTGCATATCCTGCTGGATCCGCTTTCACTTTAGCTCTACTCTCTTTCTCTTTCATCATACCATAGCCGGTTTTTTCAACATCACCTGTCTGGTACATTGGAGATTTGCTCATTAATGTAGGAGAAATACCTCTCCCTGTTTTTGGCATATTACCTCTGCCTGGAGTCATTTTAAATGGAGTTTTCATTTTGTTTATTTTTTTTAGTTGTTTTTTATTCTTTTATATATAACCTGACCAGGATGTTCACTAACTATGTTGGCCACCATAGTATCATTATCTACAATTATAAATTTAGTTATTGATTCAAAGTCATTTGGTTCAAAATATGCTTTTACATATAAAGCCCCTTTTGTAATTTGATAACTTATAACATCAAGTGGTCTTCCACTAGTTGATGAAACTTCTTGAATAATAAATTCTTTTTTATCTGTAAAAGAAAACAAAATCTCCGTTGCTTCTCCATTTGATGTCCATTCTCCTTTTAAAAATTCTTTACTCATTTTTTGAGCGTTAGAGAATAACGATAATGTCAATGCTGTAATAATAAATAAATTTCTCATAATGTATATATTTAATTAGATTAGTATTAATATATATATTACGTATAATATTTACTTTTTATTGTTTTGCATAAGCTTCTTGTTCCCATGGCAATTTCTTACTACCCTCTTTCATTGTAGCTCGAGGGTATTTTTTACCTTTCCAGAATACATACGAATCGTTGTAATCTAAATCACCCCTATTCATTTGATCTAAATGAACTTTCTCATGAGAGATTGTTTTATTCTTTTTTAATACAGCAGGCGAAACATTTTTATTTATAAGTATACTACCTTTATTTGTAGCCATGCCTAAAACATCATCACCCATATCTTGTTGATAGATAGGAGTGTTATCAATTTCGTATGGACTTCTTAGTTTGAACGCCATAAGTTTATATATTAATTGTTCTCTTCTTTTTTACCACCTATATGCATCCACTTATGTAATGTATACCCTATTGATACCAATAACAAAGTTATTTTTAGGAATGGTTCTATTGCTGTCATACTTAACATTAATGACACTGAGTTTAGAGTATAAAGCTTCAAATCCGTAAATGTCATTTTTTATCTTCTTTTAGCACGTTGCGTAATAGGCTCAAGTGGTGCGCCTCCGCATCCACAATCTAATTTTAATTTCATACCATTTTTACCCCCACTAAATCCTTGTCCTTTTGGATAAGCAGACATATCTAATGGTCCGTCCCATAAATGGTTTAATCCAGATACACCAGGTTTCTCCATTTTAACTAAGTGCGGGTCGATTGTTTTATTATTCATCATATCTTTGTTGTTTAGTAATTACATTTGAGGTTCTTGAGCTGGATCCATACTTGACATTGTTCTATCAAATGAATTTTCCATACCTGTTCCGAATACACCATTAATTGTTGATGCACTTTGTGGACTAAATGGTACAGGTGCGCCACTATTCTTAATATTAGGATTCATTGGTCTTGGCGTAGACGCTAAAGCAGGATTAGCCATTTTAGGTTGTGATGTTAAATCTGTATTTGCATCCATCTTTGGATTTAAAGTTTGTGATGCATTTGTATAATTGTCAACTGTCATTTTAGGTTGCACATCTTGTAAATAATTTTTCATCGTGTTTTATCTTTATTAACGTTCTTTATTGCTGATTGTAAAACTGTGTCTGTATATGTTTTACCTCTCATTATAGTATTTCTTCTTTCGCTTGTTGGTATATCTTCGTCTCCAATCATAATACGGTACATTCTACTTATTAGTTGTTTGCACTTGAAAGAGACTTTATATATATTGTATTTTTGAGTTGTATGGTTACGTTTTCTCCAAACCACTATCCACCCTTCTTTTAACAACCTGTCCCAGCGCATCTTATCCCAACTATATGTATAAGTACCTACCTCATAATCATGTCTAGTAAAGAAATCTAAACAATCAAAATATATTAATAATTCTAAATCTGCATCAGCAAGACCGTTATTTCTACAAGCCCATCTCCTAATTATTCTGTAATGTTTTAATAAACCAGATTCACGTAGGTCACTAGCTTCTAACCGTTTCATAATACAACAACTATATCTTGTAGTTTTATAACTGTATATTTATTACCTTCAAATTCAATAGTATGGCCAGCGTGTTTATCATAATATATTTCGTCACCTTCTTTAATGACTTTTATTTCATCGCTGATCGATACAATTATTGCTTCTTTATATCTAATATCTTCACTATCTTTTTCTTTTAAAATAAGACCGTCTTTTGTTTTCTTTGTAGCTTCTACCTTCTTAGGCAAAATAACTATATTATTACCTATTGCCTTCATTAATTCTCTC